CAGGAACTTTAACAATTAATGGACAGGCTCCTGTATTTGCTAAAGGAGTATTTAGAACTGTACCACAAGGCACTCTTACATTTGACATTCCAAAATGGTCAGATATGTCTGCAACTTGGGCGGCGGTTTCTGGAAATTGGAACAGTTATGGTATGGCTCCAACAGTTGGGCAAACCCATTCATATGATCCAGAAACAGGGATATTCACTATTGAGGGTCATCAGTCAGATGTTATCTGGAAAGACCCGACTTGGAAACCGACAGTATGGATAATATAAAAAAAAGAGAAAAAACATTTAGTTGGTCTGAAATGTGTTACAAGGTTGATCCAAACCTTAACGCTCCAAAACCAATTTACGTATTTGATAATGGGAATAGGGTTTTTTATTCTCAGCCGAGAAAAGTAAAGGGAAGAAAATAATGTCTTTAGATGTTGCAAAGGCTGATGTATTTAAAGCAACAGATCATACTTTAGCTAAGAATGTTGCTGAGAAATTAGAAGAGAAGTATCCTGGATGGCTTTGGGCTGTAAACGTAATGGATGGAGTTTTGTCTGTTAAGTCCATGAGATTGTCAGGAAACTGGGGATTTGTTCTTCACACTGATAAAATAGATAATGACTATAAAATGGTCGTTATGGCTGGCGGAGAAATACTAGAGAGATTTAGACAGAAGAGAGGTGAATTTAACAACACCTTGTATAATGATCTAGTAATGGATTCGACAGGAAAACTTAACGGGGACTATTCTCAATGAGCCGAATTAATCCGCAGCCTCCTACAGAAGGCTCAGAAAATGTATCAGTTGAGCAAATGGATGATGATACTCCTCGTATTGAGGATTTTTGGCTGCGCATTGCCCGTGAAGCATACGAAGACTCTAGTGATTGGGTAGATACAAACCTGCGTGAACAGTGGGAAAAGAGTATTTCACTATTCAACAGCAAGCATCCTCCTGGCTCTAAGTATAATACTGGTGCTTATGAGAAGCGTTCCAGATTCTTTAGACCTAAAACCAGGACCGCAGTAAGGAATCTCCAGTGCTATGGCTGTTGCATTCTTTACTAATGAAGATGTTGTAAGTGTACAGGCTAGAAACCCTAATGATCTTGAGCAAGTGGCAGCTGCCGCTGTGTCCCAGTCGATCATGCAGTATAGGCTTACCAATACCATTCCTTGGTTCCAGACAATGTCTGCTGCCTTACAGGACGCCGCAGTACAGGGTGTATGCGTAAGCCACCAGTATTGGGAATACGAAGAGCAAGAAGAATCTTATCTTAACGTTGATAACCAGAACCGCCCTGTTATGGACGAGGAAGGTAATCCTGTAGTTACAACTCAGAAGACTTCTATTAAGGATAAACCCGTCATTGAAATGGTTTCTCCTGAAAATCTAAGGATTGATCCAGCCTCAGATTGGTCTGACCCTATTGAAAGCAGTCCTTACATTATCCAGCTCATACCTATGTACGTGCAAGATGTGCGTCAGAAGATGATCGACGGTGAATGGCTTGATATTCCTGTAGGGGAACTTCTTGCGTCTGAGACTGACGAAGAAGATAACACCACAAGAATGATTCGTGATGAGCCTCGCGAAGATCGTTTAGATAACGATGCTGGTTATGGTGAGATTGACTCATACAAGATTGTATGGGTGCATAAAAACATTATTAAAAAAGAAGGTATTGATTGGTGCTACTTCACCGCTGGAGTAGACGCCATGCTCACAGAACCAAAGCCTTTGCAGGAGATGTATCCTTGGCTTAGGAATGGTGAGCGCCCATACGTGATGGGTTATACCAACGTAGAGTCACACAGAATTTATCCAGCTGGTACAGTAGAGTTAACACAGGAGCTACAGGCTGCTGCTAATGACATCTGGAACCAGCGATTCGATAATGTTCGTCTCGCAATGAATAAGCGCTACCACATCCGTAGGGATAGAAACATTGATCTTGATGCTCTATTCCGCTCGGTGCCTGGTGGCGCAGTTGAGATGGACGATCCGGACGCTGATGTTCGGGTTATTGATACGAGAGACGTAACCGGTTCTGCATATGCTGAGCAAGACAGAATCAACATGGACTTTGATGAGTTGCAGGGCAACTTCTCAACCTCGACGGTACAGGGTGCGCGATCACTCAACGAGACCGTTGGCGGTATGTCTCTCATGGCAAGTAACAGTGGTACAGTTACTGAATATGTTTTGAGGACCTTCTCAGAGACATGGGTGGAGCGCGTACTTAAGCAGCTGATGCGGCTTGAACAGTACTATGAAACTGATGCAGTTATCCTTGAGCTGGCTGGAGATGCAGCTGCTGAGGTTAACGAGCAGTTCCAGGGTGCCGTTGATGATCTGCTTAAGTACGAAGTTTTACTTAAAGTTAATGTGGGTATTAGTGCAACAGACCCATTAAGAAAGGTCCAGAATCTTGTGTCTGGTATCCAGATGCTTGGGGAACTTCCAGGATTTGCAGAAAGCCTTAATGTACAAGAAGTTGTTAAAGAAGTATTTGGACAACTTGGGTACAAAGATGGTGAGCGTTTTGTCAACATGGAAGAAGACCCACGTATTGCTGAGATGGCTGCTCAGTTAGAACAGATGCAGATGTATATAGAAAGCGAGCAGGGCAAGCTTCAGAACCGATTACAGGTTGAACAGATGAAGCAGCAAGGAAATCTTGAGGCAGCTAACCTTAAGCATGGCGCAGAGATTCGAATGAAAGAAATGGAAGGTCAACTTAAGTATCTTGATCTCCAGCTAAAACAAGAAGACGTGGCTACGAGAAGGGCTGAATTAATGTTACAACGAGAGGCTCTGATTAATCAGATAGCTGATGCTGAAATCCAAAGGCAAGAAGAAATGGTTGCCGAAGGAGATGTCGGTGTGATGGCTAGGAATGATTACAATAAGATACCTTACGCAGTAGGATAATATGGACTATTATGATCCCCGAGAAATCGGGATTGATGATCTAGTGAAGCGTATCCGAATAGGACACGCTACTAAAGATTTTTTAAACACTTCTGTTGGGCAAGCAATATTAGAAAAGGCCTTGGTTCAGTATAAAAAAGGCATAGATTCTTTAGAAAAAATTGGGCTTAACGGATTTAACGGCTCTCAAGAAGAAGAGCTAAAAGAGTACCGGAAGATTATTTCTGATCTCTCAACACCTTTGAAATCGCTAAAGTGGTTTGATAGCGTTATACAAGAAGGGAACAATGCTGATAAGATTGCGAAGTATAAATCTTCTGGTGATTTAGAACCATAAGGAGATACTAATATGGAAAACGCTACCCAGCAGGATGCGTTAGAATCGGAAGAGGTTGTAGTTGAGGAATCAACAGAAGATCAGCCTGTAGAAGAGATGAACGCTTCTGTTAATCCAATGTCTGCTAGAGAAAAAGCTTTAGAAGAAATCTATAATAGACGGCGGGAAGAAGAAGGTGTCCCAGAAGGGGATGCTGAAGAAGTTACAGAGGATGTTCCGGAAGCTCCAGTTTGGCATGATGGAGAACAGTGGGTTACGAAGATCAAGGTTAATGGTGAAGAAGTATCTGTGCCGTTTGACTCTTTGAAATCATCCCATCAGAAAGACAGAGCTTCACAAGAAAAGTTTCAGGCTGCTGCTGTTAAGGAGCGAGAACTCCTGTATAGAGAGCAGCAGTTACATGAAGAAATCAAACGTTTAAATTCTCAACCATCCCAACAGGACGTTGAGCAGCAGGAAGAAGTCGGTGATGTTGACGACATTGTTGAAAAATATCATGAGGCATTATTCCAGGATGATGCAGCGGAGGCTGCTAAACTACTCAGAACCTTGGCAAATAGTGGGCGCAGTAATGCTACCCAAAATGTAGAAGAGGTTGTTAATCAGGCTATTTTATCTCACGAAGCGAGAAAAAAAGCAGAGCGAGAGCATATTCAAAGAGCTGCTTATCAGGCAGAGTTAGAGGATGCAGTACGATCTTTTAATGATAATTATCCTGATATTGCAGAATCTGAAGAGCTTAGAGCGATTGCAGATAAGAAGACGATTACCCTGACTCAGGAGAATCCTGATTGGACACCGTCGCAGATTATCAATGCAGCTGCTGAGTATACTCGTGAGTGGGCTGGAACCAGTCCTGAATCAAATGGAAGGTTTAATCGCAAGCAAAAAATTGTGAGGCAACCTAAATCAGTAAGGGCCTCTTCCAGCAGTCCCAGAGATGATGTTCCTATGACACCATCTGAGATTGTTGCAGAGATGCGTAAGGCTAGAGGTCAAACTATATAACTCTTTTGGAGGTTAATTATGGCTGGACAAGTATGGTCAGTTAACACCTCTGGTGGTTATATGTATGCCGACAACCTGAGCCGCCTGCTTCGCATGGCAGTTCAGCCGATGGTAAAGTTCCGTCAGTTCTGCGACGTTAAAGACGCAGCACATCAGGGACTTCACCGAGGTGACACATTCCACTGGAACGTGTACAGCGATGTTGCCACTCAAGGCACCACGCTGACTGAAACCAGCACGATCCCCGAAACCTCGTTCACTATTTCTCAGGGAACCATGACCATTACGGAAGCGGGTAACTCCGTTCCGTTCACTGGTAAGTTGGACGATCTCTCTGAGCAGCCTGTGGCCGAAGTTATCCGGAAAGTGCTGAAAAATGACGCTGTTAAAGGATTCGATAATCTTGCATCTGCGCAGTTTGACGCCTGTAAAGTTCGCGTCACTCCTACCGCTGGTACGAGCACGACTTCTTTGGTGGTGACTGAAAACGGTGCGTCTGCTACGACCAACAACGTTGCTCTTGGAAAAGACCACGTTAAGTTGATCGTTGACGAAATGAAAGAGCGTAACATCCCGGCTTATGCTGACGATGATTATTACTCTATCGCTCGTCCTTCGACATATCGCCAGTTGAAAAATGATCTAGAAAGCATTAAACAGTACATTGATGCTGGCTTCCAGATGATCATGAACGGTGAGATTGGTCGTTACGAGGGTGTTCGTTTTGTCGAGCAGACTCACAAGGGTGCCGCAGCTCTCGGTACTTCCGCAAGTGCATGGTCCAACGGCAAGTCCGATTGGTGCGTGTTCTTTGGTGAAGACACCGTTGCTGAAGCAATCGCTGTTCCTGAAGAAATTCGTGGGAAAATTCCTGGGGACTTCGGACGGGATCGTGGGATTGCCTGGTATTATTTGGGAGGTTTCGGCCTCGTCCACACGCAAGCTGCCCAGTCACGTATCGTGATGTGGGACAGTGATAGTTAAGGAGGTAGATAGTTATGAGTTACAGCGATCCACGTCCTTATACGTATTCGTTTGGCGAGATTGATTTCGGTGCTGGTGGTGACGCTCTTGTTGTCACCGGTCCTAGCGGCAAGCAGGGTTCTGTCAAAGAAATCCTTGTTTCTGCTACCGAAACCTTTACCGCTGATTCAACTGAAGCCATCGTGGAACTTGGTTCTTCGGCTGGTGGCGCTCAGTACGTTAACATGGGCCTTGGCACTCTTGCCGATGGCGCAGACCAGCGTCTGACTGACACCGCTGCTGACCTTGTATCTGATGCGCTTCCTGCTGACACCGACATTCATGTCACGTTCAACGCTCCTACTGGCGGTTCTCCTGCTGGTAAAGCGTTTGTGCAGATCATGATTGAGTGGTACTAGGAGGAAATCATGGCTAAAGATAGCGCAAGTGGTAAAATTCCGGCTAACGGTCTATCTGAAAAATCGTCATTTGCTGGCGAATCCAATGCCTCTCTTGGCTTGGACAGCAAAGGCAAAGATCAGAAGCCCATTGGTACGGTGAAAAAGAGCGTCTCTGGTTCCCACGGGAAGTTCGAGATGTGCTAATTGATGCGGGGGAGGGGCAACTCTCCCCCAATTCATTCCAGGAGAATTAAATGAAGATTAATGTAATTACTGCTTATATCGGTGATAAAGAAGAAACTCCTAAAGAAGGTTATGGTTTCACCGAGCCAAAGCAGAAAGGCTATACAAGCGGAAGTCAGTTGTTTGATGAACGCACTATGGAATACAGGCGAGAACAACCTCGCTCCAACAATGAAGCCAGAGCTAATGGCCGTATGGTTCGTTCCGGCATGACGGTATCTGGTTGGGGATTTTAATCGCTAAGTGAAAATAATAACAGTTCCTGAAAAGGAAATTGAAGACTTTACTCCAGAAGATTTTGGAGGAGTAAGGAAAGAAAAAACAGTTTGTGTAATTAGATATGGGGCTTTCGGAGATATACTGCAAACAAGTTCAGTATTACCTTTATTGAAAGAACAGGGTTACAGAGTATGTGTTAATACTCAAGAAGTAGGGAAGGATATATTAAGATCAAACCCTTACGTTGATGAGCTTCTAATTCAACGAAAAGATCAAATATACGCTGACAGGCTTGATGAGTATTGGGCGCATTTTGATGGGTTATTTGATAAGATCATTCAGTTTTCTGAATCTGTTGAAGGAAGCCTTCTTCTTGTTGGTGATAGAACAGTAGAACTCGCAGGAGGACCTACGCTCATTAAGGGTGACGAAAGGTTTGAATGGGATAAAGACAAGATTCATGCAGAGTGTGATGTTAATTACATGGAAAGAAT